GCTAATCGTGGTGCTCGATGGTGTGCTATGCAGTTAGGCAGAACACAAACGGCAGTGGTGCAGTTCTGCCACAAAGAAGGCATAAAAGGCAGGCGCAGGACAGCCTTTCAAAACGGGAATATCCCGTGGAACAAAGGCAAATCCTACTGCCACAAAGGAGGGTTTAAGCCTAATCACAAACACACCGCGAATAAGGTAGGGCAAATCAGCACGCGCAGATCAAGAGGGCGAAGCGTGCAATATGTCAAATACACCCTTGATGATCCACCAATGGCACTGCATAGGTATCTTTACTTACAGCTTATAGGACCTATCCCTGATAAGCACATCGTCGCATTCTTAGATGGTGACACAATGAACACTGAACTAAGCAACCTCAAAGCGATGTCAAGGCAGGAGCATAGCAAGCACCTTTGGCAGCGCATGAGTAAAAGAGAACGTGAAAGATATAAAAAACGCGCACAGCGCAAGCGGCAGGAATCGCAAGTACGCAAGCAGGTCAAAAAACTGTTCCATTGAACTATTCATTCTTTTTACCTATCTTTGAATAATGCCAATTATTTCATACAACGAACCACGAAGGCGTTATCAGAGCAAGAAGCCAACAGAGCGCAAACCTACGTCAGATCAGGAGTTTTACAACTCCCCTGTCTGGCGCAAAGCTCGGCGGGCCTTTCTCGATAGCCATCCGAACAACAGCCTTTGTGCTGTGTGCCTGAAGCGTGGCAGCATTAAGCACGCTGCTATTGTCGATCATATCATAGCAGTATCACAAGGCGGCGCAAAGCTATCAGAGGAGAACTTTATGCCGATGTGCGACAAATGCCACAACAAGAAGTCAGGGCATGAAGCGCATGGGTTTGTCCCTGACTTCAGGCGCAACAGTGACGGCGAGCTAATACCAACACTTGCAGGCATTCAGCAGGTGTATGACAAGCTAATCAAATTCAAGATATGAAGATAGTCTGCCTAACAGCGGTCCACCAACGCAGGGAGATAACAGGCATCTTCTACCAGGCGTTTGCCGATCAGCGGATAAGAGCGCTAAAAGAAGGCATTGACTTGTCCCTTCAGGTTGTAGCGTCTGAGGCTGAAGATATAGCCCTTGCGAACTATTACGGGCATGCACCTGCTGAGGCTCCTAACCTGCCACTCGGCGCAAAGCATAACACAGGTCTTGAGCATGCGATGGCTCAGGACTTCGACTATCTGATGCAACTAGGAAGTGATGACTTCCTTTGTGATTCGTTCTGGATTAACAAGGACGTAAAACAGGCACTAGATCAGCGCATCCCTATATTCGCGTTTAACAACCTGTTAGTGATGCATGCTACAGAGCGCAAGATGAAGACCTCGAATTTTCTTCGCCCGTTCGGTGCAGGCCGGTTCATACATCGCAGCCTGTTAGATAGCGCAGTGCATTGTAAGCCTGTTCGATGGAAACACAGCTGCACAGGCAAAACGCATCAGCAGGGCAAAGGCTCCACGGAGCTGCTCCCTACTAAGCTCATTAAGCCTGCAATGCATGAAGTACTAAGTGATGTAACGACTGTGCAGCTATGGGAGCCTAACAAGAACGCAGGGCTAGACTATAGCAGCGAGAGCAGGCTGATATGGGTTCACGGGATGCACAAAGCCAGGTGCAGAGTGCTGCCCGGTAAGGATATGGTGATGGACGTTAAGACAGGCAGCAACATACACAGCTATGACAAGCTGCCGGGTACTGAGCTATCACAATTTCAGTACGATATGACCTGTGAGGACTTCTCTTTTGTTAGGGCTATAGAGGATGCCTATAGGGGGAGGGGTGTATGATAAGTCTAGGTTATAATCCATAACATCGACCGCACCCCCGCAGAGAAGTTCAACGGTAATTTTCCCCAAAGGGGGGTCAACGTTAAAACATCAAAAATGGCACGAACAAGGAAGCCCGCTGCTGACAGGAAAAAGAAGGGCACATATAGGGCAAGCGAAGACAAGCAGCTCCAAAAATCACAATACGAAGGCTATCCCGATCCAGGCATCAATCTAACCGATGAGCAGATGGTGCTATTCTGCCGCATCTGCGACCACTTGAAAGACAAAGACATCCTACTGGACATTGATACCTTTCACATCGTCAGCTATGCGATTGCAGTAGATAGCCGCAATAAGGCGGTGCAGATGATGAACAAGCTAGGGTTGATTCAGGAGTTCGATAACGGCACCCGTAATATCAGTCCGGAGTTCAGCATCTTCAAAAAAGCCAATGAAGAAATGCGCCAACTCAGCAAAATGATAGGCGGCGACCCTAAAAGCCGTCAGGATATGGTAGCCTTCCTCGATGAAGGTGAACCGGAGCACGACCCACTAGAAAACCTAATGCCGGGAGGGGCTTAATATGTCTGAAAACCTCAAAAAAGCGCTTTGGTACGTCGAAAACGTCAAAAATGGCAGTATTACCGCTTCTAAGTGGGTAAAACTTGCTATTGAGCGCCATTTGAGGGATTTGGAGCGGTCAAAAACCAATAAATTCGACTATTTCTTCGATGAGAGCACCGCATTGCACATTTTGAAGGTTTTTGGCGTCTTTCGGCACGGGAAGGGCAAATGGAGGGGCAATAGCTTTGATTTAATGCCCTGGCAAGCCTTCATTTTGTATTCTGTCTACGGCTGGAAGCGCAAAAGCGATAAAAAGAGGCGTTTTCGGACGGTTTACATCAAAGTAGCGCGAAAAAATGCAAAAACAGAGTTCCTAGCGGGCGTTGGCAACCTTGGCTTTTACTTTGAAGGCGAAAGCGATGCTGAGATATACTGGTTTGCGACGAAAAAAGACCAAGCGAAGATCGGATGGGACAGGCAAAAGGAGATGGTTTTGCAGCTCCGTAATGACAGCAGCCGGTTCGCCCGGTTCTGCGATACGTCAAAATACAGGATTTACACCCAAAAAGGGACAGGTTTTGTCGCTTACTTAGGGGCAGATAGCGACACAGAGGATGGTCTTAGCCCGCATTACGGCCTATGCGACGAATACCACGCACACAAAAATGACGGCATGGTAAACGTTATCGAATCCGGTATGGGCTCACGCTCTAACCCTATGATGTGGTTTATCACTACAGCAGGCTTCAACCCTCAAAGCCCGTGCGCACTGTTTGAAAAGTCCTGCAAGCAGATATTGGACGGCGTAAAAGAGAATGACAACATCTTTGCAATGATCTTCGACCTTGATGAAGATGATGACTGGGAGGATAGCAATAATTGGATAAAAGCAAATCCGGCACTGCCCTATATTGACACCTTAGAGGACTTCTTATTCGCAGAGTATGCAAAAGCAAAAACGCAGGGGCAAAGCAAGATCATCAATTTTAAGACGAAGAACCTCAATATGTGGATGACAAGCTCCGCCACATGGATTAAGGCTGAGGATTGGAAAGCTTGCGAAACAGACCTGGATTATGAATCACTAAAGGGCAAAAGATGCTATGGAGGGCTTGACCTTGCAAGCACGCGGGACATTACAGCGCTGTGCTACTACTTCCCGGTTCAGGAGGGGCTGGCTGAGCCTGTGATGATCTGGAATATGTGGTGCCCGGAAGACCAGGCAACAGAGCGAGAGCGCAATGACGCTATCCCTTACCGGCAATGGGCAGCAGATTATTGGATAACGGTAACGCCAGGCAATGTGACGGATTACGGCTACATCAAAGAGCAGATTAAGCAAGACTGTGAGGACTTTCAGGTCGAGAGCATCGCATATGACAGGTGGAACAGTTCTCAGTTAGTAATCGACCTGCTTGATGAGGGCATTAATATGCGCAAGATTGGGCAGGGCTTCGCTTCGTTGTCAGCACCTACTAAGCAGCTAGAGACAGAGATACTACAGCAGAACGTCAGGCACGATGGCAATCCTGTGATGGCTTGGATGATGTCAAACGTCGATTTAAAGCACGACCCGGCAGGAAATATAAAGCCGGACAAAGACAAAAGCAATGAAAAGATTGACGGTGTTGTCGCTATGGTGATGGCCCGCGCTGAGGCGATGGACTTAGAGACCGATGCAGGCAGTTTCTACAATAATAATGACTTACTTTTTGTGTGATGGAGGATAAGCAAATGACAGTTAGCGTACCTATCGAATTGATTGATGCAACACACCGGGTAGGCTTCTTTAAGCTCGTTCAGCGCATGGGTCAGGATGTTGAGCGATTCCGGGAAGCCTACGAGCTTGCAGAAGCAGAGCTTGAAAAATACGGCATGGCGCGAAGGTATGCGAATTATGACAGCTTTAGGAATCAGTACCGGATTTGGGTTCGCGATACGATACAAAAAAGGCTCCCTGGTATTCACCGGGAGCCTCAAAAGTAGGTATGAAACAACTAACAATTATTCCTCTGTGATGACGTCAATAAGGCTATCTCGCCACCCTGTCTGATACGCTCGCACAATCAAGGCTTTTACTTCTTCCTCGCTAAAGGTACGAAAATTGACTAATTTTTCAGCAAGTCGCTCAGCATTTGCTTTTGACTTGCTTTTGATAGTACCGTGTTTCGATTTCCCTTCTGAGCCTTTTTGATACTGCTCTTTGCCCATGTTGATGTATTTGCTTGATAAATGCCTCCGGGTTGTATTCTTTCAAGTATAAAAATCCCTGCTCTTTGTCGATTGACACCCTCAGCGCTTTTTGATTTGTGTACCTGTCAACTCTGTAAGATGCAGGCTTAAAATTGACGCTCAGGGTGTACCGGCAGGTGGTTAATTGCATTCGTTGTGTTTAGTTGCGCAGGGAGGATTTGAACCTCCGGTTCAGGATCATGAGTCCTGCGTGTTGCCAGCTACACTACCGCGCAATATTAGTTAGTCGCAATATACCGATTTTTGCGGTTTTATGCTTATGTTTGTAACGAACAAAGGGGCAAGCCCTGCACGGCTGCCCCTTAATTAATAATCCAAAATCATTACTATGTCAAGTCAAATCTACGAAGCTCCACGCGTACATGTAACTTTTGATTACAATTTATTTAAGTTACACAACTCTAACAGACCTCCTAATCACTGGCCAAAAATAGCTAAAAGCCTGAAAAAGAAGGATATGAGCCGCTACGTACCGATTATTGTAATCGTTGCAGATAACGGTTACATTATCATTGACGGGCAGGGCAGGTACTTCGCCTGTATGGAATTAGGGTTGCCGATTTACTATATCATTTCGGAATCTGTAGGTATTGAAGACATTGCAACGTTTAATACTGGGCAGGAGAATTGGAAGCCTTTAGATTACTTGAATTTCTATGCTACTCAAGGAAAGCCTGACTATATTAGAGTTAAAAAGTTTTTGTCTGATTTTACAAACATGAGGATTCAGTACTTACTTACTCTGTGGCAAGGAGGCAAAGATAGAAGTTCAACTGGCTCAGAAATATTTAAGCAAGGACTGTACCCGTTTCCAGAAGAAGCGAGAAAAAAAGCGGCATTGGTTTCTCAGATGTTAACTGCTATCGAAAACAACGTGCCTAGAGAGGAAGTTAAAAACAAATACTCTTTAGCTTCCGCATTAGGCTCCCTTTCACTGAATCCAGAATTTAAGCCCAACAGGCTGATTCAGCAGATTAAGAAATATCCTTATGTGTTTAGGGCTCAAGCAGATCAGTCACACTATAAGCAGATATTAGAGAAGGTTTACAATTACCGTAAGCGCGGTGATAATGGGAATATTAGGTTTTAACTAAACAGCAGTATACTTAACTCCCCTCTTCAAGCAGGGCAGGCAATGCTTATCCGGTTGGTTCATGTCAACGCTAATTGCCTGCTTTGCTTTCTATATCGCCGTGCATCTCAAAAAGGGCGTTAATTATCTTTGTAGGTGCCTTTAGTGTACCCTTTCTTCATAAAGGGATTGACGTAAATAAGTTTCCTTTCTGATAAACCTTCACCGCAAGCCTGCATCCTCCAATGGCCTCTAACTACAAACGGGTGGTTTTGACAGGATTCGGTGTACCAATTTTCGGTTAGCAGGTTGATTGGTATATTCAAATCAGACTTATAACGGCAATGAAAGTCTTTGAGTTTACCCTTTGGCGGGAGTTGTTTGGCTTTGAGTTCTGCGATTTTTGCAAAAGAATAATAGACAAATGATTTCATGAATTCTTGTGAAAGATATTCATTTATTTTTATAGTATCGCCTAGGTTTTTAGTTAGACTATCGTGGTATCTTTTTGATGAATAAGCTCTAGTGTAAAAACCTTTTTTAGGGTTATAATTAACATTATCATCTGTCCATATAGTAGTGCAGAACAACCCTCCAACTAAGATGTAACATTGAACTCCAGTATAACCAAAAATATGGAACCTTGAATTATCTGTTACGCTGTAAGGTTCACCGTAAACAACATTTGAATGCTCTAACAATCTATCAAAATTACTCCATGCTTCTTTTTTAAATACCTTAGATACATAATCAATACCAGTAAGGCTGTGAATTTCATGGAAAGCAGATATAGTAGATTGACGGATATCATCTGCTATTCCTGAATCAAACCTAATCTGTCCCCACCTTTCTTTTGTCAAATGCGGATAAAGCCCTTTTGAAAACCTCATACCTTTTGTTTTTCACGTTCTGTAAATGAAGGTTTACCGAGCAGCATCGCTATCGCATCATCATACCCTTGACAAACACCGTAGTAGTATTCAGAGCCGTTGATGCTGCCTTCAGGCGGGTTCTGAGCTTTTGCAAAAGCTTCTTTTCTAAGCTCGTTCAACTTTAGCAGTGTTTTTGTTTCTTGTTCTCTCATTGATTTGTTGTTTAGTGAAAAGCCTACGCAGACAGGATTCGAACCTGCACGTCAAGAACCGTTAGTCTCGTGTTCTGCCAATTGAACTACCGCGCAAGGCTTTCACCGCACCAAAATACAAAATATACACCAAAAGTTCAGGGCAGTACGCCTAAAAACATGCAATTTTCGCACGTATGGCGAAAGTATTAGGCATATCTATCCCTCGAATTTTCAGGAGTAGCCCCGAACGGCCGGGCACTAGCCTGTCGAACCCTGCAAGCTGGCTAACAGCGATTTTCGGCAAAGCGAGCAAAGCAGGGGTTGACGTATCACCGGAGAGCGCCATCACAGTCACCGCCTTTTGGCGTGCCGTGTCCATTCTTGCTGAGTCTATCGCAGGGCTTCCCTTTGAAGTCCTTGAGATTGACGATGAGGGCAATATCAACATCAACCGGCAGCACCCTATCGCCTACCTGATTGATGCAGAGCCAAGCCAGTTATACACCTCCTTCACCTTTCGGCATACCATGATGGTGCACGCTTGTATGTTCGGCAACGCCTATGCCCGCATTCACCGGGATGATGACGGCAGGCCCCGCAAGTTTACTATCCTTGATGCCCGGCACATTGATATTTTCGTTAGCGATGAGGGGCTGATGTACTACACCTTTAGGCACAAAAACAAAGTTCAAACATTCAAAGCTGAAGAGATTATCCATATCCCCGGATTCAGCATGAATGGCATTGCAGGGCTGAACACTATTGACGTACACAAAGACAATCTAGGCACAGGGCTTGCTGCGCGTGATTTTGGCGCTAACTTCTTCAAGAACGGCGCACACCTGAACGGCTATATTAAATACCCCACAAAACTAAATGAAGAGGGCTTTGACCGGGTAAAACGGGGCTGGAATGCCAACTACGGAGGCGCAGAGAACAGCGGCAAAACAGCAATACTCGACCAAGGCAGCGAATTTGTCCCGCTGAACATGGGCCCTCAAGATGCCGGGCTTATCCCTACTCAGAAGTTTAACGTAGAGGACATAGCGCGTATCACCGGCGTGCCTATGCATATGCTGCAAGCACTCGACAGGGCAACGTTCAATAACATCGAGCAACTGAGCCTTGAATTTGCAAAGTACACTATCCGTCCGTGGGTAAAGCGGTGGGAGCAGGAGTACAACCGCAAGGTGTTCAGCCAGTATGAGCGCGGGCGCTTTAAAGTTCGCCTGAACATGGACGCTTTCATGCGTGCAGATACTGAGGCACGAGCTGAATACTACAACAAGGCAATTCAGAACGGATGGATGAGCATCAATGAAGTGCGAAAAACAGAGAAGCTTAACCCTGTAGAGGGCGGCGATAAGCACTTTATTCAGCTCAATATGACAACGATTGACCAGCCGCAACAACCGGCACAAAATAGTGATGGCGATGCCGTATAGTATCCTATATAAAACCACTAATACAGTCAATGGTAATATTTATGTTGGGATACATAAATGTAAAAAATTGAACGATGGATATATAGGTAACGGTGTGTATACATCATTAGATGGGCAAACCCTTCGTAGGGATTATTCATCAAGGAAAGGCATTCCATTTGTAGCTGCCGTATTGAAGCATGGATGTGAAAATTTCAAACGAGAGATTATAGCTATACTAGAATCGTATAAGGCTGCTGCTGAATTAGAGAAATTCATTGTTAATGAGGATTTTGTACAAAGGCCAGACACTTACAATGTAAGAGTCGGTGGGATAAAAGGCTTTATAGACAATATTTCAGATAAGGAAAGACAGCGCAGATCTAATTGGATGAAGCAATTAAATAGCAGAGGGAAACACAAGGAGTGGAGAGACAATATCGGTAAAGCGCAGAAGGGTAGGATACAGAAGCCCTCAGCAATTGAAAAGATGAGGAAGTCATTAACTAAGTACGATTATACTGAAGTTGCACAACAAATCAAACATCTGTTAAATGATGGCTTTTCAGAGAGTCAAATAACAGAGATGACTGGATATTCAAAGGGCTGTATTTACAGAGCTAAGAAAAAAATAAAGCAAAATGCCGTATAGCGACTACCCTAAGGCGGCAAGTGAAGAGGCTAGGAAAGCACTAAGACACAAAGAGTCTTATGGCAGTAGCTGCGGCACAGCTGTGGGTTGGGCTAGAGCAAATCAGTTAGCTAAGCGTGAGGCAATTAGTGAGGATGTGGTAAAAAGAACTTATAGTTTTCTTTCAAGGTCAAAAGTATATGACAAAGGAGACTTTTTAGATAGCGATGGGAACGAGATTTGTGGCAGTGTTAGTTACGCTGCATGGGGCGGCGACCCAATGCTCCGGTGGACAGAAACCATCGTCAATAACCTGCAAGAATCAGAAAGGACAATGGACGAGCTAAAAATAACAAGGCATATCGTCGGCATTCAGGAGGATGACGACTACATCACTATCACCTTTGCAAAGCCCGATATCGAGGACGCTGAAGATGATATGGACGATATGGAGATGAACGCCTACAAGGGCAAGAAAAAGAAAAAGCGTGCAGAGCCTGACGAGCTATCTGTAGGCGATTACGTCAGCTGGAATAACTCCGGAGGGCGTGCTTACGGGCAGGTCACACAGATTGAACCTGATGGCACTGTTGTCGCTGATAGCGGATTTGAAGTCACCGGCACGCCTGATGACCCTGCTGCCTTAATCAGCGTCTATGAGCTTGACGAAGAAAGCGGGCTATTCGTAGAGCGCGACCCTGTACTAATCGTTGCACACCGCTTCACTACTCTTACAAAAGAGATGGCGAGCGACTTCCGCAGCGCAAAAACCATTGAAGTGGAATACCGATTCAAGCCTGCCGATAAGGTGCAGCAGACTACCGGAACTGAACGCCGGACATATAACGCAGAGCTACGCATGGATATGAAAACCGGAAAGCCTCAAATCAGGGGCTATGCTGCTGTTTTCGATTCTGACTCAGAACTGCTGATGGGCAGCTTTGTCGAGCGCATTGACCGGCAGGCATTCGCTGATGCTGATATTTCTGATGTCCGGGCGCTGTTCAACCACGACCCTAACTTCGTGCTTGGCAGGACAACGAACAATACCCTACAGCTCGAAATTGACGAGCGCGGGCTTCGCTACACTATCACCCCTCCTGACACACAGCTTGTCCGGGACTTGGTTATCGAGCCAATGAAGCGGGGCGATGTAACGCAAAGTTCGTTCGGCTTCACGCTTACTGAAGACGAATGGGACGAATCAGGAGACTACCCTGTGCGAACATTGAAGCGCATTGGTGAGGTGTTTGACATTTCGCCTGTTACCTTCCCTGCTTACACGCAGACGGAGGCGAGTGCTCGGAGCATCGAAAAGCGCACAGCGCAAACAGAAGAACAGAAAGAAAAAACGCGGGCCAGCCTGGCAGGGCGGAAGCTGCGTATTATCGAGTTGCCGGAAGGTGACGAATAACCCTATTTTTTTGAATAGCAAAAATTAAAGCTATGAAAAGTACCGAGCAATTGCTCAATGGCCAGGCGAGCGCACAGGAACTGCGCGAGGGCCGTGCATGGATCAAGGAACAGATGCGCGATATTGTCAACAGCGCAGAGAAGCAGAGCCGCGACCTCAACAAAGAAGAGGACGCCCGCTTCATGAAGTTCGATGAGGACTATCAGGCGCTTACCCGGAAGCTTGACCGCCAGCAACGCGTCGAAGAACTGCAAAAAGAGCAGATCGAGCAGCGCGCACAGCGTGGTGAAGCCGAACAGGCCACCAAGCAACTGTCCCCGGAAGACAAGGACAAGCAATACCGCAGCATCTTCAGCAAGTACCTCCGGTGGGGCGCTACTTCCCTGAATGCAAGCGAGCAGCAAATCCTGATGGAAAAGCGGGGTACTGACCCGCAAACCACTGCTGACGCACAGGGTGGTTACACCATCCCTCAGGGGTTCAGCGATGAGCTGGAAATCCGCATGAAGTATTTTGGTGAAATGCTGAATGTCGCCCGCCTGTTCAATACCGCTACAGGTAATCAGGTGGACTGGCCCACGGTTGACGACACCTCTGCAATCGGCTCTATCCTTACAGAAACCGCAGGTGCTGCGGCTGTTCAGGATATGACCTTTGCGAACAAGGTGCTCGACGCTTACACCTACACCTCCGGTATTGTGAAGGTATCTGTGCAGCTTGCGCAGGACACAGCATTCGACCTGGAGAACTTCATCATCGACAGCTTTGCTGAGCGCTTGGGGCGTATCATCAACCAGCACGCCACTACCGGCACAGGCACTGCACAGCCTAATGGCTTTGTGACTGCTGCTACGGTAGGCAAAACGGCTACTGCTGTTGATGCAATCACCCGCGCTGAGCTTGTCGACCTTCTGCACAGCGTAGACCGCGCATACCGCCCGAACGGCATTTGGATGTTCAACGACACCACCCTTGCGGCTATCAAGAAGCTGAGCTTCGGTTCTGCTGACGACCGCCCGTTGTGGGTGCCTTCGATGCGCGATGGCGAGCCTGACACTCTTGAGGGCTACGCTTACAGCGTGAACAACGACATGGCAGACCTCGGAGCAGCGAACAAGCCTGTAGCCTTCGGTGACTTCTCAAAGTATGTCATCCGCTTGGCAGGCGACCCGGTTTTTGTCCGTATGCAGGAGCGCTACATGGACGAGCTGAAGGTTGGCTTCATCTCTT